CCATAGGCATGACATACTCATGCTTAGTCTCCAGATGTTTCTTCATGAAGTCCATGTATCTATCTACTGTTTCATTCCAGTCTTCTCTACGTCCGTCTGCTTCTACAAATCTACAGTACCTAGACTTCGCTATATACTGCTGGTAAAAATCCATCATTCTATTTCCTTTATTAGTTTATCGTAGTTCTCTTCTACTACGTCTTCAAATCTATCTAGTATGTCAGACGAGGTGAGTTCTAATAACTCTACAATATCCACCTCATCTAACATATTAAGTTTCTCTATGAGTTCAGCAAGCGTCAGTGTGGTCACGTTCAGTCTCCAAGTCCTCGTTAGTCATAACAACTAACGCTGCATACCCACCTATGTCATGCCATGAATCATTAAGATAGTAGTTACCATTAAGTATCCTAGCCATCTTGTTAGCAATCATGTCAAGACTTTCACGAGCATAGTCAGGCATGATGTAGTAGTTAGGTGACTGTCGCATAACCTTCTTTATGTCCTGACTAATCTGACTAACATTTTTGTACTGTCCATACTGTCCTTCTCTTGTTGATAAGGTCTCATTGATTTCCATGCGTATCTCCTATTGCTTCTAAGGCATGCTTTAAATAAAACTCAGCAGTAGAATGTCCTTGAGCTACTGCTTTACGATACCACTTTAAAGACTCGTCAATGTCCTTTGCGACTTGTTTACCTGCGTAGTAAACCATCCCTAAGAAACATTGAGAATCAGCATCTCCTTGTTCCGCTAATTTTTTTGCTTCTTCAAAACTAATTTCTCTATCTGTTTGTTTCATATTGTTTCCTTAAATAGTTAATTGATACTGGCATCTCGTCAAAGCTACCATCGTTTACTTCGTTCAGCATCCAGATACCAGACCAGCTACCATTAGTCTGAGGAGTTAGATAGTCCTCGTCATGTTGATAGAAGATACCAGCAAAGATACCAGTGATACCTTTACCATCTGCCTTCTTGCTGAAGGAGATAGCTCGGTCTTGTACGTGACCCATTATACAACTCATGTGTTTCTTTTGCAAGAGTAAACCAGGATTACTAACTGGTCTACCCATCACACCAGATGTAAAGTAATGGCTGTATGCTATGCCATTAACAATAGGTACAGAAAGAAAGTCATGAACCTCCCAGTTATATTTCTTTAGATTGAAATCACTGTAACCAATCAACCCTTCTAGTTTTCTATCTGACTCGATAGCTCTTTCGATACGTTGCTCGTGATTACCAATAAGAAATATCTTCTTAGGTTTCCATACCTTCTTCTTATTGACACGCTGTCTCTTCTGCTCCTCGATGATAGGCTTCATGAATACATCCATAGCTTTGTTACCAGCTTCGATGTCATCATTGTATGTCCTGCCCTCGAATGCTTTCTTACCTACGTCATAGACACTAAGACTTGGCATGTCCCAGTGATCTCCTAGATGAACTATAACATCAGGCTTAGTCTTGACAGCGTACTTACCTGCCCATTCTAAATGCTCGAATGAGTTATTAGGTTTGCATTGTGTGTCAGGGATTACTAAGTGTCTCATTTAACTAGTCCTTTGTCATAAGCATCTTTAATTTCTAAAGAAATTTTCTCATACCAAGCTTCGTCTTTTTTAGTAACAGGAGTGGTATTAAATTCTTTAGTAACAATCTTACCGTTCTTAATATACCTTAGTCTATGTGTAGTCATGTTGACCTTTCTAACAACTGTAAATAATAGACCGCATCTATAACAACCAATGGGTCTGACTTGTTTTGTTTAACAACAACAACTGGTTCTCTACCTTCAGGGCAATTGTCTTTTGCTTGTGAATAGAAAGCATAGACAGCCATAGATTCTCTTGACTTACACTCAACAGATATCTTTAGCTTATCACCTGCCAACTGAGAGAACAGGATGTCCTCACCGCCAGCACCCATACTCGTAGACCTTACATCGTCTTGGGAAAAGGGAAAGAGTTCGAGGATCTGATCTCGGAACCATTGCTGTAGCTTTCTTCCTTTGGCTTTTGCACTTTGGGTTTTGATGGCTTTCTCCTTAAATCTAAAAACTTATCTAGTCTTACTTTCTTAATACTCTTAATCCACTGTTTCGGTATGTGTATCCTAGAGTTAGACTGATCGTGAGAGATTGCAGCAGCAAGACAGACAGCATCATCAGTCTCATCCACTAAGAAACCTATGCTTAGTACAGGATGTACGTCAGCTTTAGAGTTATCTTCCCATCCTGCATCAGCAACAGCATCAACCCATTGGACATAACCTATTGTGAATTGCTTGGCGGTTTCCACAACTGCTTCTCTTGTCTTCTTATCCATAGCAACCTCGCACGTTCAGTTAGTTTATCAATGTCATTGTCGTAAGCAGACAGTACCTCGTCAAATAATTGTTGCTCACCTTCACAGTCTTTAAGTATCTTCTCTGCTTTCTTTGGTCCAATACCTTTCAATCCTGGAATGTTATCAACACGATCACCAGTTAGTATCTGCATATAAAAGTTTCTTATGGCATCTTCTTCCTTTACATAATATAAATCTTGTTTAACAAAGTTGTAGTGCCAGCCACGTAACATGTCTAAGTCTTTATCAATAGACATGACACATGACTGGTCTTCGGGTAACTCGTAGACAGCAATGCCTATAGCATCGTCTGCCTCTTGACCTTGAATTAATTCAAAGCCCCACTTGCTAACCAAGTATTCTCTAAGGGTATCGTAGTGTACTGGTTTTCTATTGTTAACTCTATTACCCTTGTAGTCTTGCTCAGTAGCAATCTTATCTCGGTAGTTTCCTTTACCTGTGATGTAGCCAGAGTAGGACTCGACACCTTGAACACTTAATAAGTTATCAATGAAGTGTCCCATCCTAGAGATAGCATACTTCTCTTCCTCTGGATCATCAACAGAGAATCCCACACGATAGACGAGGATGTCCCCATCAATGAGGGCTTTGACATCCTGCATTGACGGGGTACTCATTACAGCGCTTCTTCTAAACTATCATCAAGAGCAGACTCGTCAGCCTCATACACAACCAAGTCAGTAATGACTAGCTTGTTGATACCTGCGGATACACCTGCCTTACCTTTGAACTGGTAAGCATAGGGCTTGATCCACGCTACTCCTTTTGATCCATTACCTACCTTTCCTGATACGCCTGAACCATCTGGCATCTCAGTCTTGATAGGAAACTTCTTAGATTTAGCTACAATATAGAAGCCTTTATCTTCCTTACGCTTCACCTCGATACCTTGATCCTCTAGTGCAGAGACTGCACCATCAGATAGGTTACACAAATCAACCTGATACTTCTCAGACATCTGGTTAGGTGTGTCAAGGAAAGCCCACATGATATCAGCTTTTACCTTTATTGCTTTTAAGTCTTGCATTTTACTTCTCCTTAGTGTGTTGTTGCCCAATTAGTACCTATCTTATACTCACCATCGAGTGGACAACGTAGCCCTAGTGTGAGTCCTGCTTCCTGAATTGCCTGTACGCCAGCTTGACCTACAGATTCAGCAAGTTTTTCATTCGTTTCTATCTGCCATTCATCATGAACATTAGCTACAAACGAAGCATCCATTATAACACGATTTAGTTTAGAATGCAACAATACTAATGCTTGTTTCATTACTACTGCACCTGCTCCTTGTAGTAATACATTCAAGGCAGCGTGTGCTGATCGAACCATAAGCCTACGACCATCAAGACTAGGTAGCCAACCACGTTTAGCTAGTCTATCTACCTTCTGTCTCAGTGTCTTGAGTGCTGGTGTGTTGGCAAGGAAGCTATCGATTAACTTCTTACCTTCACGTTCACCACCACCTACGATAGCACCTATCTTAGCTGGACCTGCACCATAAAGAAAAGCATAGATAAAAGTCTTGGCTTGATCCCTGTTAGTAAGACCTGCTGCTTTCATGTTCTTAGTATGAATGTCACCACTCAGTATCTCGTTGGTGTACTCCTCGTCACGCATGTAGTGTGCAAGCATACGTAACTCAAGACCACTAGCATCTATACCTACCAGTACATTACCATCCTCTACTGTCCAACACTCACGACACTCCTTACCAAACGGATTACCAACACGAGGAACCTGTGCAAGGTTAGGTTTAGAATGAGTCATCCTACCTGTCACTGCTCCGTTGGTGATGACCTTACAGTGAACCCTGTCGGAGTTATCAGCATGGTCAATCCATGATTCAACTTGAGCCACCCGTTTCTGAACGAGTAAGTATTCTGCAATGAGTTTAGCTTCAGGTAAGTCAATAGTTTGTAATACTTTCTCATCAACGATCACCGATCCTTTCTCTGTGTGCTTAGTTGGTTGCCAACCCAGAGTCATCAAGCGTTCTGCTATCTGCTTACGTGATCCAGGATTGAACACTTCTACTTTGTCCTTGAGTCTGTTGCCTGTCTTCTCGCTATACCTACGTGTTACAATAGGTCTGAAAACTTCTTGTAGTTCTTCCTCAATTTCGTGTAGTCTTTTCCTCCAACCTGCCAAAAGGAATAACGCTTTCTTAACATCGAGCTTGAATCCTTTCTCTTCCTGTTGCTTAACAATAAGAGCGACTTGATGTTCGAGATCCAATGAGTTACCCCATACCAATAGATCATTGCTAAGACGCTTATGTAGTGTCTCGGTAACGGAAACATCTTGTTTACAATAGCTGACCATCTCTTCTGTAAGCCCACCATCAAAGTCTTTGAAGTCATCCTTGTAGTTTCCTAGTCTGTGTCCCCAAGCTCTGAGTGAATGTCCTCCCTCGATGATTGGGTTCAGTAGTCTTGACATGACTAGCGTGTCTGATATTTTGTGATGAGTTGTATCGATACCCCATACCTTTTGTAGCACAGGCTGATCGAACCCTATGATATTGTGTCCTATCAATGTGCTTCTTTCTGTTAGGTATTCTGCTAATTGATCTTTCTCTTCCCATACTCTTACCTCCTTAGTTGATAAGTCTTTAGTAACAGCACACCAGATATGAGTGGCTGTGCTGTTAGTCTCAATGTCTATGATGATTGACCTCATAGTACGTCTTCCTCTTCGTCTTTACGTTCAATCATTCTACCAGAATCCAAGTCATAAAGCAAGCGACACGCTGGTCCAGTGAGTCCAGAGAATCTGTTCTTGAGTACACGTACATGAGTGGTGTGTCTCTCAAGTGGATCATCATCCTGACCATTACGTTCCAGTCCAATCACTAGGTCTGATAGCTGTGCAATAGAACCAGAGCCACGTAATTGTGACAAAGATGTGGCAGCGCCTTCCTCATGTCCCTTACCATCAGGTCTTTTGAGATGTGACACAACGAACAACGAGATACCACACTCAGCCACAAGCATACGTAGCTTAGTCATGATCTCATCGATAGACTTACGCTCATCACCTGACCCCTGTGCTGACACGACTATGGACACGTGATCCAAGAACACGAAACGACAACCTAATCCTTTAGCCAAGTAACGAACTCGACTCAGTATGTTATCGATACTTGTTGATCCGAAGTGATCGAACAAGAACATACGACCTGTGCCTAGCGTAGCATCAAACGACTGACGCAACTCATCAGTGGTGTACTCTACATCAGGTAGGTGCAATGGCTTGTTAGCATGGAGTGACATGATAGAACGTGCTGTCTTGTTGGTTGATTCCTCTAAGAACATCAGCCCTATGTTATCGTCTGTGTTCTTCAGCACATGCCACACTAACTCACGTACGAACTGTGACTTACCTAGCCCTGACCCTGCTGTGATAGTGACAAGCTCCTCACGTATACCATACGACAGCTTGTTGAGTCCTCTGAATGGGTAGTCAACAATGCTCTTCTCGACAGGCTTAGACACCTCATCCCACAAGGTAGAGCCATCGATGATACCATCCGGTACATAGCGTTCGGACTGCCACCACTTCTCAAAGAATAACTTCTCATCTCCTCGGCTCAAGTAATCGCAACCATCCTTGAACTCAGACGTAGACTTGAACACCTTGATCTTAGAACCAAAGACTTCAGCTATCTGCTTAGACGCTTCGTGTCCTTGATCGTCGTTGTCCATGAACACAACGATGGAATCAAAACTATCAAGCCACTCATAGTTCTTACGGATGTCAGCACCTGCTGATCCTGCTCCGTTCCTGATTGATACAACAGGGTACTTACTGCCTAGCATTTGGTAACAGGCGAGGGCATCCATCTCACCTTCTACTATGGTTACATACTTACCGCCCTTGTTAAACAAATGCTGACCAAACAAGCCACCCTCCCTCCAATCACCTACGGTAGAGAACTTCTTGTCTACAATGCCACGCTTCTTGTACGCTACTACATCGTTGCCGTTGTGATATGGAAACCAGTAGCTGTTACTGTCTTGCACAACGCCATACTTCTCGCACGTTGCTTTGGTTATGCCTCGATCAACGATAGTCTTAGAGACTGCATCGTCATCTGGTTCTGCCATCTTAGTAGAATGGAGTGTCATCTTGTTCCTTTGTGTTTGATTATTGTTGCCTGTCCAGTGCCTAGTCTTACACGAGAAGCAATAGGTAGAGTTCTCGTAGTATGTCAAAGCATCTGAAGAGCCACAGTCATTACATGGTTGATGTGTTTTTATTTTATTCATAATAAATAATAATAAGTAATAATTAATTGATAACTAAGTTAAATATTTTAGCATGGATTTACTGATCCGGTACAATTTTATATCCACGCATGTTGAATGCACGTTGTAGCACCTCGATCTGTCTATCGATAGGGTAGTCGTTACCGTTGATTGAGTTGTACAAGTCAGACAGCAACCCCTCCTGATAAGACTCCTCTTGCCACGCCTCCTCTTGTGCTACTGTCATCTCGTACTCGTGTCCATCTTGATCGTAGTATTCGTCATCCATTTGTTTCTCCTTTAGTTAGTGATCGTCTACGCTGATACCACCGTAGAGTACTCCGCTTATATTGTCAAGGTCTAAGTCGTCTGGGTAGTCCTCGTACTCGTGCATCAATGAGGTGTTACCGTAGCTGTGTACGCCTGTGTCCTTAGCACAACTGACGCACATGTCTAGGAACTCCTTAGTTTCTGCTGACTTCATGCTTGCCTCATACTCAGACAGTACCTCATTACAAGATTTACATCGCATAAAACTCCTCCGTATCTATGTAACCCTTAATATACTGCTTGATTAACTCAACCTCAGATAGAGTATGGATCACCCCGTCCTCTATCATGCGTGGGTTAAGCTCACGGTTAAAGAATGAATCCTCTTGTCCACATTGGAACGGTGTCATGTCTTTCATGTTAACTCCTCTAAAAATGAATTATATTTTTTCCTATTCTCAATAGGGTCTAACAGTTGTAGATTAGATAAAGTATGTAGACCACATACTACTTTAGAATTCAATGGAATAACATGGTCAACCACTAACCCCAACTCTTTAGCCTTTCGATACAGCTTTTTAATTTCGTCCTTCTCTGACTCATACCAAGACGGTCTAGCTCGTATCTTAATCAGCCTTCGTCTCTCACGACGCACCCTAGACTTGTCCTTGTTATTATAATAGTACTCCCGACTGTAAGCTCTAGCCTTTTCCTTGTTAGCTTCGTGCCATAGTCGATGAGCTTCTTTCTTTCGTGCCTTGTTCTTTTCATACCACAGCTTGTCCCTTAAACGCTTGCGTTCTTTCTTCTCCTCCTCTGTAAGTTTTTCACCCATTACACTACCCCTCTAGGTGGTGCGTCCTTCTCGTCTGGTCTGCCTTGTAACTCTTCAGCGTGCTCCTGAACTACAACGCATTCCCACTCGAAGAAATCATCAAGAGATCCATCCTCTGCAAGTGCGATTGCATCCTCATAACTCTCAGCTTGCACCTCTTTGGTGTACAACAGTTCAACATATAACTTATAACTCTTCATGCTTCACCTCCTTGTTAGGTCTGAATAAATAAATCTCCAACGCACGATCAACACGATACGTATTGTACATAGTACAGAGTTGGCTCTCAGTTGTAAAGTAAAAACCTCCTCTCTTTTTCTTGTGCTTGTCCATCAATTTCCTTCTTCGATTCTGCCTCTGTCTTTCAGATAACATAATACACACCCCATATCATCCATAATAATACACCCACATGAATACCCGCGAGCACCAAGAGAAATAATAACATTAACAAATCATCCTTCATAGTCTACCCCTATATCTCATACACTTATTGTTGGACACTTACTGCCTTGTTCCACAGGATGGAAGCAAGCTCCGACACAGGTATAACCTCCATACCTATCTCATTACGTAGCACCTCTTCCTCTGTCATGCCCTCTGTAAGGTCATCATAAGCCTCACACGCCCTTACTTCCTCCTCGTAGAGCGTACCCCTATGCCCTACCCATACAACGTAGCCACCAGCCTCCTCGGTAGCCTCATTAAAGATTGCATCTCCGTAATCATAAGTCATAATAATGTAACTCCCTTAACAAAGTAATGAACAACAACTACCACGCATACGGCACGTGGTAGCATCCATATAAAATCTTTAATCATAACTCTATCTCCTTTGATACAATGGTTGTCTCATCTACACACATGATGTGTCCATGCTCCATCACTAGCTCTTCGATGTCTTGCCAGTACCTCATCGCCTCATGCTCATCTTGGAACGTAATGATAGGCTCTCCGCTTTTGGTTCTAATGCTGTAAGATTTCCTGCTCTCTGTGTATGTCATCGTATTACCTCCATGTTGGTTGTTGAATGTTGATAGTATAGCCCAGTTGCTCGGCTATTGCCAGCGTCTCAGGCGTGAGCGTTGTCTTGTTGGTGAGTTGGGCGAACAACTCCGCCCTCTCGCATGCAGGATAGTACAGCGTACGCCCGTATACATCCTTAGATTTTATTTTTAATTCCATTTTATTTCTCTCCTAAAATTATATTTGCCATGAACTCGAAATAATTTTCTTGTATTTTATCTTTCAGTTTCTCGCTTGGATTCTCGTCAATGCTCCCCATGTCTACAGCAAGTTGCGCTATGTCATCATAGTAGCAAGGCATGACCAGTGCTAGACCTTGCAACCATTCAATCATTGCGAGCCGTTCGCCCTTGCGTTCTATACACCAGCCGTACTCATCGTTAAACCTCGTCATAATATCGTCGAGGGTGCATTCGTTCTCTGTTAATAGGTAGTTAATGTAGTTCTTTTTGTACTCTGTGTGATGTAATTTCATTTTTTATTTCTCCTTTTTGTTTATTTTTAAGACCTGTAAAACTCGTGCTTTTGAATATTGTTTTCTTTTATCGTTCCTGTTTGGGTTCGTGTGATCGTTTAAATCACTATCAACCATAGCAGAAACATGCTCATGCTGAAACAATAAAAACGTACCTTTTGAACCTTGTCTTACTAATTCGCCAACTGTTGGGCGGTTGTTAAAATGTAGCCATTGATAATCTACATCATAACATTTTAAAAACCTAAGCATCGTACTAGTCATCGTACCCTGTCGATGTACTCTGCCGAATTTTTCTAGTTTTCTTTTTACTCTTTTAAAAGATAAGCCTGTTACTACTGATAGAGCAATAACAGCGCAGAAATTATCATCGTTATATTTCTTCGTTCCTATCTTTTCTAAGTCTTCGTACTGTTGCATCGTAAAGCCTCCCTGTTGTTAATGCGTTCAACGCTCTATCTCTAAAACGCTGAAGGCATTAGCCTCACACTCTAACGAATTGCTAAGGGCTTTCAGTCTCTTAAGTGTTCGCGCCCTTTGTTATCGTGTAAGGCTGGTATGCCTTACTTAATCGGGACTGATCATCATTAACGATTACATTGGCTCAATTAATGAACTCTGATTCTGCCCGTCCCGAATGATTTTAATTTGGACTAGTTAGAAAACTTACGTAGGCTTTTCGGCTCCGGCTCCACCGCCAATGCGGTTTCTGCTCTACGTCTAACTAGTGATCAAGGTTATTGCTCACTCGGTATGACCAACACATTAAAGAAACTTTCGCGACGTGTCAACAATTATTTTAATTATTTTTAAAATAAATTTTTTATCGCTTATTCCCAAAGATGAAACACGCGCGCGCACGCGTTATATATACCGATGAAATGATATGTTATAACATAACCTACCCTACCTCTCGGTTGCGGTAAATATGCACCCTACGACATATATTCATTTACCAATGTGATGTTGTAACATAACGCTGTCGAGATCAAATAAGGAACGCGTGAGCCTTATTACGCGCATGTTCCTTATAACGCGCGCAGGTACCTGTTTATACACGCCTGCACAGATGGGGGGAGGGGTCAACGCAGCCTTGTCAATTATATATATACCCTAACAGACACAAAAAAAAGTGAATTAAACATGCACAATACTGCATATATTAATAAAAAATAGTAAGAAGAATGTACATTTAGAATCAATAAGTTAGTATATGGTCTGGATAATGCTCATTTAGAACTAAATAGTAGGTGTCCCCTACAAAAAAAGTCTCCGGGTAGTACTAACCTATGCAAATAATGCTTGACAAATACCTCAAAGTATGATATAATACTGCTCTACTATGTAGACTAAGAGCAAACTATAATTATTATTACTATTATCCCTCGTCTTTAACTACATAGTATTAATTAATAACATAAAGGATAATCATTTGACCCTTGAAGATAAACCTGTAAAAAGAAAAAGAGGAAGACCACGTAAAACAGAGGTTGAAGCTAAGAAGAAACGTGGTGTTGTTGGTAGACCTCCAGGTGAAGCTGCAAGAATCAAAGAGTTTCATGCACGATTGTTAGCAACTAGTGGTGAAACAGTAATAAATACTATCATCAAGAAGGCATTAGATGATGAAGACAAAGATCAGGTAGCATGTTTAAAGATGTGTATTGATCGTGTGCTACCAATGTCCTACTTTGAGAAAGGTAAGGACGCAGGAAGAGGTAATGTTAACATACAAATATCAATGGTAGGTGATAAGAAGGCTGAAGTAGTAGAAGAAGTCACTGATGTGGAGTTTGAGACCGTAGATGTCAGACCTGAAGATTAGTTTACTACCCTGGCAACAGGAGGTCTGGACAGATGACTCTAGATTTAAAGTCATAGCTGCTGGTCGTAGGACAGGTAAGAGTATGTTAGCAGCATGGAGACTGATTGTTTCTGCGTTAGAAGCAAAGAAGGGTCATGTGTGGTATATAGCCCCTACGCAGCAACAGGCTAGGGACATTATGTGGCAACAGCTACTGGAGTTAGGTCATCCAGTTATAGCCAGTAGCCACATAAACAATATGCAGATCACATTGATTAATGGTTCTGTTGTATCTTTAAAAGGAGCAGACAGACCAGAGACAATGCGAGGTGTAGCTTTAAAGTTTGTTGTACTCGATGAGTATGCAGATATTAAACCTACAGTGTTCGAGCAGATTCTTAGACCAGCGTTAGCTGACTTGAAGGGTCACTGTATATTTATAGGTACACCGAAGGGACGTAACCACTTCTACGACATCTACAAGATGGGACAGAGTGGTAAGCCAGAGACTAAAGACTGGAAGTCTTGGCACTTTACTAGCTTTGATAACCCATTGCTAGATAAAGACGAGATTGAAGTAGCAAAGAACACCATGTCTACGTTTGCATACAGACAGGAGTTCATGGCTAGTTTTGAAGCACCACAGTCGGAGATATTTAAAGAAGACTGGGTGGTAGTAAAGGATAAAGACGATGAGCCAGAGTATGGTACTTACTACATGGCTGTTGACTTGGCAGGTTTTGAGAACGTATCGAAGCAAGCCAGTAACAAGAAGAAGTACCTAGACCAAACGTCTATAGCTATTGTCAAGGTAGGTGATGACAATAAATGGTGGGTAGATAAGGTTGATGCAGGAAGGTGGGATATTAAA